GTTATCGCCTTGTTATACTGACTTAATATTAAATTCGGAAAGTGTTTGCACACCAGCAAGTTTGACACCTCAGCAAACACAGGTTGCAGAATAAACGCCGCTTGCATCTGCTCTGTTGTCATGCGCATTGAAGCTAGTGTGCCCTGCATCCGTCCAAGCCTTACTAAGTAATACGGTGATACCAAGTCACGCAACAGCTCTATCGACCATGCTATCTCCGCAGTCCCACCAAACGGGATGTGTTTCATATATAACGTAGTGTACGCATCCTCCGCCCCATCGACCTTCTCGTTTGTCCACATCATCTCCATCTCTTCTCTATTCACTTCCAAAAACGTCTTAACCTCTATATTTCCGCACACAGGGATATACACATGGTCTGCATCACCCTCTATATTCTCCACTGAGCTGTTCTTACTGCGTGTACACGCTATGACGTTCATCTGCTCTTTAGATGCCTTAACCCAGTTTATTGTCTTCTCTAAGCTAATGCCTAGTTCTTTGAGTGCTTCGCGTGCTTTGTTATCCTTACTCATTTCTTTATCTCCGTTGTGACCATAATGTTGCCATTGGCAAGTTTTGTTTTTGCCCCTTTAACTCTCTTGAGCTGTGCATTAAATACAGTCACTGCATCCTCCCACGAATCACACACGGTGGTTTTATTGCCCGTCCCCATGCTATGCACGGTGTACTTATCCCCCACTATACGCACGTTCCGCTCTGTGCTGTACGTCATGCGCCGCTTGTATGTATCTGGCAGGTGTGCATCACCTCTGTTTATGGGCTTTCGCTTGGCATCGGGAGAGCGTGTTAGTGCCGCTGTAGCCAGTGGCTCTGGCTTTATGTTATCCCATGCATAGTTGAGTGAATTGCCGTCCCTGCATGGGTATGCACAGGGTTTGTTTGTCTTTGGGTTGATGTTGCGCGTACCGTACGGTTCGCACGTTATTTCTTCTTGTATGCGCTTGATGTTATCTATCCCGCCTGTGTAGTCAAAGCGACCGCCTGCACCCATATATAGATAGGCTATCGCCTGCGGTAAGTACGAGTTCTTGTTTATGTACACACGCGGTGTGCGTGGATTTGCCTTTATATAGTACGTCTTGCGTACTGTTGCATTGAGAGCTGTTAAGTCTGGGTTTCTCTCTAGGTAATAGCGTTTTATGCATTGTAGCCTTACGTCATCATCAAGTAGTGCATAGGCATCTGTATTGTAGGATGTAAACCCAGTGTGTACTGGTATTTTACCTTTAGCTCTTAGTGGCAAGCGATTTAGTGTTAGGTTCTGCTTGTATGGCATCTTTACAGGTGGGGGCGTGTGTACTGCGCTTTTATCCATGCATCGCCCTTCGTTGTAGGTTATCTCGCCCGTAGCTGGGTCATAGAAGTACTTAGCCTGCACTATCGCCTGTGTTAGCACTGGGCGCGGCTCTTTTGGAAGGTTATACGCTGTATAACCTTCCAGTATTTTCTTTACCTGCGGTTTTAGTACATCTATTACTCGCATACTCTTCTTACCCTCTACCTCATAAGTGTAGTGGGTCATTGCATAAAGCCTATCAAAAGTGGCATTAGTCTTATCTTTATGCGCTACTTCTCGTGCAAGTTTGTTTGCCAAGCGGTTCTCTAGTCTAGTTTGCCGTCCATGCAATGCTCGTAGATAGGCTTTATATTCGGTTTTGTATAGTCTGTTAAGGCGTTCTGCCTCTTGCAAAGCGAGTTTTTCGTCCATTTTTGCATCCTCATGTGGTGAATTGTATGGGTTATAAGTTGTAGGTGACGGTATGAGCAAACCATTTAAAAAAGGCGTTTTCGCAATTATATAAGGTGGGAGCGTTTTTTGCGCCCAGTAAATCCGCGACCTGTAGATATGATATCATAGATTTGTGATAGTATCTCGTAAAATGAAAAGAGAGAGAAAGGAAGAGGACGAAAAAGCGAAAAAATGCTCCCTGTCAGCTCAGTCGTACAGGGACAAAAATCTTATAAATATATATATATATATTCTCTCTTATATATATATTTAATAATAGTTAGTAGTAGTAGTAGTAATAACACACACTGCGGATTTGCTGGGTTTAAAAAATTCTTATGCCTACTATCATTGCGAAATCGCCGATTAAAATCAGCTTTATTGTCCCAAGTAAACCGTAGCATACAATCACATCTTAAGAATTGTCCCAAGTAAACCGTAACATAAATCTTGTACAGCTCCACGATAGCTCGCCGTCTCCTCTGGAAACAGTTATCATAGGATATACTGTATATCCTATTGCTTGCTCCTCAGTAACTCCACGATAGCTCGCCGTCAACACGGGAACTAGTATCAATTAGGATATACAGTATATCCTAATAAATTTTAGGCAATAAAAAAGCCCTCTTTCGAGGGCTTCCTGTTTAACCTTTAAAACTGGGCAACTACGACCCAGCCTTTGCAGGGTGTCTTACGACAAACTAAAAATCCAATCCTTTGATTATCAAATTGTGAATTCCAATCGGACTGGACTTTAGCAAAGTTATCTGCATCAATCCTTCTACTAAATACTTTTGATGACACAAAGTCATCTTTTGTGGCTATAAAGCCAATTTGGTTCCAACCATTACAGTTGGTTACTGCTATTTTAAATTTCTTCATTGCTTTAGTCCTATTGTGCATTTTAAAGGGCGGTTAGGATATACGGTATATCCTAACCTAATGTGTTATTTATTTTTTAGGGTGGTCGGTTTTAACCACACTATAAGTCCAGTGGTCGCATGAACACTCCTTGCATACTTTAGCTAATACGTCTAAGAGCTGTTGAGTGGTTAAGCCCTTTTCTAACAGTGACTTTGATACGCTGTCAACAGTCGGTGCTTTACGTTCTTTTGAGCCCCTTTTTTCTTTTGTTTCTGCAGTAGTTTCTGCAGTAGTCTCTGCAGTGGCGCGGCTAACATTGTTGTCCCATTCGCCTGTATCTAAAGCAAGTTTAAAACTTGCTAGGAATTGATTCTTAGCATTTTGCCACTGCGTTTTACCGCCCGCTAACTTTGTAGTGTTATCGTATACAATACCGCGTTTTGAACACATAGCATCGAATGCCGCCACAACAAGCGTATAAGGCAACTCGTTATTCGCTGGTGTAGGAATATTTTTACTGCGCCCCTTTGCGCCGGCACTAATGCTAGTGTACCCAGCTTGGCGATAACGTTCGATATGCGGCGTCATTGCTATTTTGACGCCTTGCATTGCACTTTTATGTTGAGTGTAGTCTAACGCTAATCCAACAAATACCATGATGTCATCTGCTAACTGTACGTTAGCATTTTCATTGGTTGCAGTGGTTGCAGTGGTTGCAGTGGTTGCAGACTTAACTAATCTTTTAACATTTTTCATTTCAGTCACCTTGTTTATGTATACGGGCAAAGCCGCCCTTCAGTTAAGCGTTATTGCTTAACTGGACTATAGTTTATACCATCCCATCCCATAATGTCAACTAATATTTTTAGGATATACGGTATATCCTTTGCCCTATATATAGGAATAAAAACAGCGTTTTTGGGCTATTTTCAGTGAAATTTACAATTATTTGACAGCATTGATGACGGCAGACCCCGCCCCCCAATTTTTAAAAGTAGGATTCCACTATCTCGTATACATACTATTATGCTCATAGCACCACTACATTTACCAAAATACTAAATCACCTTATTACCCTAAACTTTCATAAATCCAGTAACCTCAAATCTCACATAGTCACACAGCAACACCCCCCGTCACTTATATAAACGCCCATCAAAAAAATTTTTCACAAAAAATTTGCAAAGTAAGGTAAGCTATAGGCTCATGTATGTTTATAACAAAGAAAGAATATGCAGATAAATGACACAATAGATGATTTCGGGGAATTTGATGAGGACGAAACTTTTGAATTTTCCCCTGTATACGAACAGCTTGCCCCAGATGAGGTAGTTAAACGGCGATTTTCCGCTAAAGAAGCGTTTCAAAACCAAGATTTTTTAACGCAGCAAGGATTTCCAGAGCCGCCTCCTCCGCCAGAGCCTCAATTAACCTATGCAGAAAAAAACGAAGCGTTGAACATTTTCTTAGAACAACCTGATGCCCCTGTTGCACCTACCACACCCGGTGCGGCTAAAGCTCTCGACAAACTTTTAAAGCGTTTTGACTACACGTTGGCAAATTCTACAAACAAGATGCGTCAATATGTGCTCTTTAAGCTATTTGAACTTGCCGAAAATGAAGACCCAAAACTTCAAATTAAGGCGGTTGAAATGCTAGGTAAGGTAACTGAAATTGGGCTCTTTACGACAAAAGTAGAGGTAGCTGCTGCAGATAAACCGACAGGTGACCTAGAGTCTGAGCTTAATGAGTTGATGTCAACGTACTCTATTGGCGGTGAGCTTGGCTCAATTGATGTGCAATACGAGCAGATTTCCGATGAAGAGCTTAAAGGTGGTGCTGAAGAAGAGGAATTTGAGGAGGTAGAAGATGAGTAAGTTAGCCCATGTGCCTCCATCAGATAAAGAACGTATAGCACAACTTGTACGAGAGCTTAAGCGCCGAAGAGAGCGAGAAAATTCACAGACTGACTTCTTAGCGTTTGTGCAGTCGGTGTGGCCTGACTTTATTTATGGTCGACATCATGCAAGGATAGCCTCAGAGTTTGAGCGCGTAGCCAGAGGCGAGTGCAAGCGGCTTATTATTAACTTAGGCCCACGTCATACAAAGAGTGAGTTTGGGTCGTACCTTCTGCCGGCTTGGTTTTTAGGGCGGTTTCCTAATAAAAAAGTAATTCAGTGCTCGCATACAGCTGACCTTGCGGTGGGTTTTGGTCGAAAAGTGCGTAACTTAGTAGACTCTCCTGCGTATCAAGAAGTGTTCCCTAACGTAGGTTTGCGGTCTGACTCCAAGGCGGCGGGTAGATGGAACACCAGTGCAGGAGGTGACTATTTTGCTATCGGGGTAGGGGGTGCAGTAACTGGTAAAGGTGCTGACCTGCTGATAATTGACGACCCGCACAGTGAACAAGAAGCGGCGATAGCGGCGAGTAACCCTGAGATTTACGATAAAGTGTACGAGTGGTACACGTCTGGTCCGCGTCAGCGTCTCCAGCCTGGCGGAGCCATAATCATCATCCAGACTCGTTGGTCAAAAAGAGACCTGACGGGACAAGTGCTTGAAGCGGCGATGCAGAGAGGCAACGAGAATTGGAGAGTGGTAGAGTTCCCTGCCATATTGCCTTCAGGTAAACCGCTGTGGCCTGAGTTCTGGAGTCTTGAGGAACTTGAGGCAACACGAGATGCGATTGATATATCCAAGTGGCAGGCGCAGTATCAGCAGAATCCCACCTCCGAAGAAGGTGCGATAGTTAAAAGAGAGTGGTGGCAGAAATGGACTAAAGAAGACCCACCACCTACAGACTTTATATTGATGACTTGGGATACGGCGTTTGAGAAATCACAGCGAGCTGACTATAGTGCGTGTACTGTGTGGGGCGTGTTCTACCAAGACAACGACAACGGCGTGATGCAGGCTAACATTATTATGCTTGATGCGAAACGTGGGCGGTATGAGTTCCCCGAACTTAAGCAAGTTGTGCTGGATGACTATAACTATTGGCAACCTGATAGTATAATCGTAGAAAAGAAAGCGTCTGGTGCGCCACTTATATATGAGCTACGTGCAATGGGTATTCCAGTGATGGAATTCACGCCTACAAGAGGTAACGATAAGATATCTAGGCTTAATGCGGTTGCAGACTTATTTCACTCTGGTAGAGTATGGGCACCGAACACACGATTTGCGGACGAGGTTATCGAAGAGGTGGCATCATTTCCCGCAGGGCAACACGATGACTATGTGGATACCGTGTCAATGGCGATGGCAAGGTTTAGAAAAGGTGGGTTTATTTCAACTAATTTAGATGAGCCAGAACCAGAGCGAGAGTTTAGAGGGCGGTCATCACGGCGCAATGCATATTACTAACAACAGCAGAGAAACTAAATGTTTGATAAAAGCCTAAACCAAGCACCACTAGGACTTGAGTCCTTACTCGGCGGCGATGAGCCTGACATCGAGATTGAAATTGACGACCCAGAAAGTTTGCATATTGCAATGGGTGGGATGGAGATTGACTTTGACCCTAAAGAAGAAACGGACGAAGATTTTGACGAGAACTTAGCTGAACTCCTAGATGATGGGGAGCTTTCGTCTATTGCAGCAGATTTGTTGTCTGACTTTGATGATGACGTGGCTTCGCGTAAAGATTGGATTACGACTTATACAGATGGTTTAGAGCTACTCGGTATGAAGATTGAAGAGCGTACTGAGCCTTGGGATGGTGCGTGTGGTGTGCATCACCCTCTACTTAGCGAAGCATTAGTTAAGTTTCAAGCTGAGACTATGATGGCGACATTCCCGTCAGCAGGTCCTGTCAAAACAAAGATTATTGGTAAAGAGACTTCTAGTAAGAAGGAAGCGGCGGTACGTGTTCAAGACGACATGAATCACCAGCTTTTAGACGTGATGACCGAGTACAGACCTGAGCATGAGCGTATGCTTTGGGGTCTTGGGCTATCTGGTAATGCATTTAAAAAAGTGTACTTTGACCCAAAATTAAACCGCCAAACATCTCTATTTGTCCCTGCTGAAGACATGGTTGTACCTTATGGTGCATCTAACTTAGAAACAGCAGAGCGTGTAACTCATGTTATGCGTAAGACTGAGAACGATATGCGTAGGCTTCAGGTAGCGGGGTTTTACCGCGATATTGACCTAGGTGAGCCTAGTAGTCAGCTTGATGACGTTGAGAAGAAAATTGCTGAGAAGATGGGATTTAGTGCAACGTCTGATGACCGATATAAAGTCCTTGAAATGCACGTTGACCTCGACCTTCCAGGGTTTGAGCATACTGATGCAGATGGGGATGAAACGGGAATTGCACTACCTTATGTAGTGACTATTGAGAAAGGAAGTCAAGAGATTCTATCCATTAGACGTAACTGGGAGCCAGATGATGAAACCTACACCAAGCGACAACATTTTGTTCATTATGGGTATGTCCCTGGGTTTGGCTTTTATTGCTTTGGCCTTATTCATCTTATTGGCGCATTTGCTAAGTCCGGTACTTCTCTTATTAGACAACTGGTTGATGCGGGTACGCTAAGTAATCTGCCTGGTGGGTTTAAAGCGCGTGGTATGCGTATTAAAGGGGATGATACGCCTATCTCTCCTGGAGAGTGGCGCGATGTAGATGTACCAAGTGGTACTATTCGAGATAACCTGCTTCCACTTCCATACAAAGAGCCGTCACAAACATTGATGGCACTGCTTAATCAGATTGTAGAAGAAGGTAGACGCTTTGCTAACGCGGCGGATTTGCAAGTATCTGATATGTCGGGTAATGCGCCTGTAGGAACGACACTTGCTATTTTAGAGCGTACACTTAAAGTGATTACTGCTGTTCAGGCACGTGTGCATTATTCAATGAAGCAAGAGCTCGGTCTCCTAAAAGGTATTATCGCCGCTTACGCACCGGAGGATTACGACTATGACCCTGAAGAAGGAAGTAGAAAAGCCAAGAAGTCGGACTATACGACTACAGAAGTTATCCCTGTATCTGACCCTAATGCGTCTACGATGGCTCAGAAAATCGTACAGTACCAAGCGGTACTTCAACTTGCGCAAGGGGCACCTCAACTTTACAACCTGCCCATTCTTCACCGCCAGATGCTTGATGCTTTGGGGATTAAGGATGCGCAAAAGCTGGTTCCATTAGAAGAAGATAAGTTCCCTGTAGACCCCGTGTCTGAGAATCAGAATATCCTTAGATTAAAACCTGTCAAAGCGTTCTTAACTCAAGACCACAATGCTCACATTGCTGTCCATATGGCGATGATGCAAGACCCCAAGATTATGGGTACTCTGCAAGGAAACCCGCTACTTCCACAGATTCAAGCGACAGTCATGTCACACGTAGCAGAGCATTTGGGGTTCCAGTATAGAAAGGATGTTGAAGTACAGCTTGGTATGCAGATGCCTCCACAAGAGGATGATGACGGCGAAGATATGAAGCAAGACCCCGAAGTAGAAGCGGCATTGTCTCCATTACTTGCACAAGCGGCTACACAACTACTTCAACAAAATCAAGCTGGAGCAGCGCAGCAAAAAGCGCAGCAGCAAGCTCAAGACCCGCTTATTCAAATGCAGATGCAAGAGCTACAACTTAAAGCGCAAGAAATTCAGAATAAAGCGCAGAGAGACCAAGCTGAGATTCAAGTTAAGATGCAGCAGATTCAAGTAGACCGTGAGCGTATCGCAGCGCAATCAGCTACAGCAGATAAGCAACGTGAGATTGATGTACTTAAAAACGCAGCGCAGCTCGGCGTCAAACAGTCACTTGATAAAGGTAAACAGACCCACGATGAGAAGAAACTGCAAGTAGAAGCGCTTAAAAACGCAGCTGATATGACAATGAAGAAGGAAGACCAGCAGCGCAAAACAACTGTTCAGGCTCTAAAAGATGCGGCTCAAATTACCGCTAAGAAGACTGAAACCGAAATGGGGTTAGCTCACCAAGCGTATCAAGGTATGCTTGAGCGTGAACGCGCACAGACAGAGAAAGCGGAAACTATAGCTCACGAAGCCTATCAAAAAGCCCTTGAGCGAGACCATCAAAGACATCATAAAATACTCGATGTAGCGCACCAAGGCCACCAAGCTGAAGTAAATCGCGAACATCAAAAAGAACAAGCTTTTGCTAAAGGGGGAGAGGTAAAACAATCCGCCAAGAAACCTAAGAAAGGTGAAGAATAATGGACGCGTTTGATGTAGTGCTTAAGCACATTGATGAAAAAGTTATGCAACTTAAAGACGCTGTATGTTCTGAGCGAATCGACTCAATGGAAACGTATAAACAGATGTGCGGTGAAATACGAGGGCTTCAAACAGCTCGCGGTTATGTACTTGATATAAAGGATAAATTAGAAGATTAGATAACACGGCCTTTCGCTTCGGGGTTTTTTAGAAATCGTTCGATGACAGCTTGGAAAGACAAGCACTATCAAGTATAGGCATTGGTTTTGGATATTTGTCATGTCCGGTAAGATAATTTGACTAGTTACACCAGTGTCTGTAGCTTGATAGTACGCGCATAGCGCACCAGTAATGGCCTGACGCTCGGAAATAGGAGACTTGGGAACGCTTGAAAGTACAGCGGCGAATACCGAGATTACTATCATGACAGCACGGAAAGACGGCGTATTTTTATCCCACAAACAGGAAACAAAATGTCCAAGATTTTAATTGGGTCAAACCCCAAAAACCCACAAGTTGTTGGTAGCTACGAAACAGAGGCTACTAACGAAGAAAAAGCAACGCAACTCCCAATGCCATCAGGATACAGAATCCTATGCGCTATCCCAGAAGCAGACAAAGAATACGAAGGTGGTATCGCCAAAGCTGATATCACGATGCGCAATGAAGAAGTACTTACGACCGTATTATTCGTTGTTTCATTAGGTCCAGAAGCTTATAAAGACACAAACAAATTCCCTAGTGGTGCATGGTGTAAAGAAGGCGACTTTATCTTAGTACGCCCCAACTCAGGCTCACGCCTGCTTATTCACGGTAGAGAATTCCGTCTTATCAATGATGATTCGGTAGAAGCAGTTGTACTCGACCCACGCGGCATTTCACGCAAATAGGACAAGACTATGGCAGATTTTGAAAGAACAGAATATAAATTCCCCGATGAAATAGACGATAATGACGATAACATCGAGGTTGAAATAGAAGACGATACTCCCGAAGAAGACCGTGGTCGGGAACCAATGCCTAAACACATTGTAGATGAGTTAGAAGAAGACGAATTAGACTCCTACGATGCAAAAGCACAACAACGCATTAAACA